CCTGATTTGGAAGATAATGTACCAATGCAATTGGAGCTGAAAATTGGGGATCATGTGGTACAATGTATTTGGGCTGGATTACAGTTTACGGAGGACGAGCCATCTGCTACATTTACCGTGTTGTTAATCCAAGAGGAGACCGACATTGAAGAAGGACGGCTCAGTTAAACTTGGTCACACAAAATGTGATTTCTGTAATGGTACAGCCACACTCATATCTGACACTATGGTCGTGTGTGATAGTTGTGCCCTCCTTGTCAAATCTTCGTGCGAGCGGGTAACGTTAAAAGCGGCCGGTTTAACCTTCCGCGATTCGCACACAGCACAGTAGTAACGAGGACGCAATATGGCTGATACCACCTTTCCGATGTTTCCAAATTCCAGCAGTGGTTTAGCTGGTGCGTCTAACCGATACTCGCAGGCATTTCCTGATCCATTCTTTGACTATGCTTCGACGCAAATGCCAAGAAGCTTGTACGATGTATTGCGGTGGTGTGAATATTTGTGGATCACGAGCGGCACATTTCGTATGGCGGCGCAACGTGTCGTCCGTTACTTCCTAACGAAGATTGAACTTGAAGACGCATCTGATAACGAGAAGGAGAAGTACGACGAGTTTCTGGAGAAGCAGATAAAGATCATGGATGTCCTCGCCGCTATTGGCGATGACTTTCTATGCTATGGGAATTCACTTACTTCCGTACATATCCCATTCCGTCGCTATCTACGTTGCCGCAAGTGTAAGCATGAGCGCACACTAGATCATATCAAATACTCATTTGAGGGTTGGACGTTTAGGGCTACATGTCCTAGTTGTGGATGGACTGGTGAGTTCGAACGTGTTGATCGACGTACCGTTGAACAAGATAAGATTCGAGTCATCCGTTGGTCTCCACACGAGATTCGTTTGCTCTACCATCCGCTATCTCATGATGTCAGCTACTTTTGGGTTCCACCAGCTGACTTCAAAAAGGAGATTCGTAATGGGAACGAATTCTATATCGCGACAACGCCGTGGGAGGTTATTGACGCAATCCGCCAAGACAAATGGTTCAAGTTCAAGCCAGGTGTCATCTACCACGTCAAAGAAGAAACAGTCGCGGGTATTAAAAATGCGGGCTGGGGCATACCACGCATTCTCTCGAACTTTAAGCAAGCATGGTACGTGCAAGTGCTAAAGCGGTACAACGAGGCCATTGGTCTCGATTACATCATTCCTTTTAGAGTTGTAACACCAGGTAAGGGCTCAGGGACTGGTGAGGTTGATCCGCTGTATCATGTCAATACTGGTGCGTTCATGGGTAGAGTAATGGATCTAATTAAGAAGCATCGGCGTGATCCTACCCAGTGGAGTGCTTTACCATTCCCCGTCGAGTATCAAGCACTAAGTGGAGAAGGACAGGAATTAGCTCCAGTTGAGCTGATTAATGCTGCTACTGATGAATTCCTTAATGCTATGGGTGTCCCAGCTGAGATGTATCGTGGAACATTACAGGTGCAAGCTGCGCCTATGGCTCTGCGGCTATTTGAGCGGACATGGACACACTATATCTCAGCTATGAATGGTTGGATTAATTGGTTCTTTGAGACAATAACTGATCTACTTAACTGGGAAAGCATCAGTGGTCGTCTTCAGCCTACTACGCTTGCTGAAGATGTGGAGAAGAAGCAGATCCAGTTACAGTTGGCAGCTGCACAACAGATATCGAAGCAAACAGCATACGCACCGTTTGGCATTGACTGGCGTGAAGAGGTTCGTCGTATGTTTGAAGAAGAAGAGCAGTTCCAGGATGAGAGCAAGAAGTTCCAGAAGGAGCAGGCAAAGGCTCAGGAGTTTGAGCAAATCTTTGAGCAAGCTAATGCACCCCCGATGCCAGGACAACCTGCACAGCCTGGCGCTGCTGTTGGACCTACGGCACCAGGCGGCCCAGCTGGCGCTGCTGGTGGAACTACACCTGAAGATCTCATTATGCAGGCAGAGCAAATCGCGCAACAAATGTTGGGAATGCCTTACGAAGCAAGAAAGAGTGAACTCCTCAAGATTAAGAAATCAGATGAAGTACTACACGCCATGGTCATTCAGAAGATGGATTCAATCAGGAACCAAGCTAAGAATGAAGGCGGAGCACAAGTGATCCAGCAAATGACGGGATCACAGTCAGGCTAATAACTCATGGTGGTGTATGCGGGCTCTGGTAACAGGTGTCTGTGTTTCTGAATTTGGCTGGGAACTGCTGGAGTGGCAGGGATATCTCCGCTCCATATCTAGTTCCTTTGCTAAGATAGTTATAAGTAGTACTGATGGCTTGTTTCCGTTGTATGCTGATATGCATCCAATCTTTATCCCTCATCGCATTTGTGGCTCGCGTGATTGTCATCGTTTGCGGTCAGGCACCATTAAGAATCCAGATGAGCTTGTGAGAGTACGTGGTGAGATTGATAAAGTTGTTAAGCAGCTTTCTTTTGAGGGGTATAAGGTTAAACAGATCTCCGCTGGAGCCCGTTATCCTATTGCTTCTCAGAAGTTCGTTAGGTATGGTTGTGCTCAGAATATTGCTAGTTATGATCGTTTTGCTATAGTCATACATGCTCGTAATTGCCAAGAGAACCATCCGTTTGGTGGCTCAAATTACCCTGAGGAGCTTTGGGACGTACTGATTGCGCAGATGTACCGACGGCTAGGTGGAGTTACAATTGCTGCAATAGGTACTAAAGAGGCTTCACTTGCCCCAAGAGGTGTTGCTGATTATAGAGGTGTACCACTGATGGAAGTTATGGATCTAATGGCTTCAGCAAAGCTTGTCATTGGCCCCTCAAGTGGACCTATGCATCTTGCTTCACTTTGCGGTACTCCCCATGTTGTTTGGTGTACTGATAAGAATCAACCTGCAATTGCTAATACAAACTATAAGCGGTATACAAGTGCTTGGAATCCGTTTGGTACTCCGGTAGAAGTCGTACTTCATCGTAAAGGAGTACCGCCGTCACCTAATCAATTGGTTGAGGCAATTGTACGTATGTCTCGGATAAGGGGTATTTGATGACAGATACACAGATTGTTATCATTACACGGAATCGCTTAGACTTTTTGAAGAAGTGTATGGATTCCGTGTTGAAGTCTAAGCTCGATGACGCGTTTCTTCTTGTTATCGATAATGGCTCATCAGATGGTACATTCAGGTATCTGGAGAGTATCCCCCGAATCAATAAGTTAATCAAGAATCCAGTGAATGTTCCGCAATGGCAAAAATCATATGCACTCAGACAAGCTCATGCACTCTTTCATCCTACAGATATGAAGTACTTTGCTTGGATTGATGACGATATGGTACTACAACCTGATTGGCTGCATAAGGGCAAGGCTGTGCTTGAGCTTAGGGATGATGTTGTTGCTGCCGCGATGCATAATGATACCAGGCAGGAGCACAAGCATCCGACAAAACAAACTATAACTGTTGGCAAAGATGCAGTAAGACTGAAGAGACACTCAAATGGACCTGTATGGCTTGTTCGTCGAGCGTTCTTCGACGAGTATGGCTTACCACCTGTTACTGGGCGTGTTAATCGGGAGTCTATGTCTGATTACTACTATGAACGAAAGATCCTTAAAACACCTGGTAGGTTCATAGCGGTTTTTGATAATATGGCAATTCATCTAGGTTATGATTATAGTTTGCGTACAGTTTTGCAGGGTAAAACCAAGCGTAAACAGGGGATGAAGATATGAAGGTAGTACTAGTTGGCGCCGGGAATATGGGGATCAGCTGGGCAGGTGCTGCATTGCTCAACGGCCATGAAGTTAGTATCGTCGACAATGATGAAGGTAAGCTAACTGCATTTCGTGATGGTAAGCTTACACAGGGTGAAGAGGATCTGTGGAAGTGCATTGATCGCGGAAGCGTTCAGTTGTATTCTGATTTTTCAGATGCACCGTACGCTGACATTGTGTTCATTGCTGTACAAACACCATCAAAACATGAAGCTGAATGGTATTCGTGTGATTTTGGGCCATTAACTCGCTTACTTGATTCACTTGCACCCAAGCTACAAGAAGGACAGATTGTACTGCTCGGTTCAACGGTCTTCCCAGGTGCAATTGACGAGCATATATTGCCACGGTTGAAAGATGCACCTATTACATTAGCGTACCAACCAGTATTCTTACGCGCAGGTAATGGTGTAACCGACTATCTACATCCAGCAAAGACTGTTGTTGGGGTTGTAGATCCAGAGAACCCACCACAGAAGCTCCACCAATTTCTGAAGTCTACAACGTGGAATTCTGCACCTATTAACTACTGTACATACAAGCAGGCAGAGTTTGTGAAATTGATGCATAACACGTTCATGTGTGTAAAGATTAACTTCGCAAATGAAATTGGTGATATGTGCGCACGTTACGGAGTTGACGCTGAACGGGCAATTGAACTTACTTTCAATGAGAGCCCCGAGGGTCGTTTGTTAACACGTTCACATATGATGCCAGGACCTCCGTTCAGTGGTACATGCTTGCCAAAAGACAGTGCAATTCTGACTGGTATTTTGGAATCACAGAAGCTTATTTGCAGGTGCCCTATGCTTGGGTCAGCATATAGCAACAACGATGACCGTATTCATGCCATTATTTATAGTCTCTTTCCAGCTCGTTCGGTTGGTATTATTGGTATGGCATATCGCCCAGGATATAATGATGTCCGTGACTCACTTGCAGTTAAATTTGCTGATATAGCCAATAGTTTAAATAGTGATACATCTAGGTTTGAAATTCACTTTTGGGATCCAGTATTTTCAGCAATGAGTGAGCAGGCATATATGCTTGCTGCCCGTCGGGATTTGAAAGTAGAAGCGTTATGGCCTCAGGTAGTACCTACTCTTGGTGATCTCATTGCGAGATCAGATGCATTGATCGTTAATTGTAAGCTCGACGATGCAGGGCGTAAGCTCTTGGCAATCCACCAAGAGCTAAAGATCGTTGACCTATATGGAAATGGAATACGAAAAGATGAGTAAAGTACTACTGACGGGCGGGGCTGGATACGTAGGTTCTATATTGTGTGGTCGTTTGCTTGATGCAGGTATGTCTGTAACTGTATTGGACAAATTAGACTATGGCATTGCTCCACTAACACATCTCATGAATGTGCATACGAAAGATAAGTTTCAGTGCATTAAGGGTGATGTGCGTGACAAGCAGCTAGTCAAAGAGCTAGTTAACCGCCACGATATAGTACTCCATCTTGCAGCAGTTGTAGGCTTTCCAGCATGTGCTGCTGATCCTCAAACAGCTACAGAAACTAATATTGAGGGTAGTAGGAATGTAGCCGAGGCTGTATCGAAGGATCAGATATTTGTATATGCATCGACTGGTAGCACGTATGGTTTAGTTAATGGCGTATGTACTGAAGATACTCCGATCAGCCCCCTCAGTCATTACGGGTGCACAAAGGCAGAAGCCGAGAAGATCTGCCAAGGTGCTGGAGCAGCCTGCCTACGGTTCGCCACTGTATTTGGCGGTAGCCCATGTATGCGGTTCGATCTACTGATTAACAACTTTGTCTATTACGCTGTTAACAAACGCTATTTGGTTATTTATGAGGGTGGGCATCGCCGTACGTTTTTGCATGTGGATGATGCAGCTACCAGCTACTTACTTGCCATTAAGCAATTCGGTGAGACGCGAGGAAATGTATTTAACGTAGGAGCCGATAGTTTGAACTTCACCAAGCGAGAGGTAGCAGACGCAGTCGCCAAGATCTATCCGATGTATGTGCATGAGGCTGCTGTTGGTAAGGATGCTGATTGTCGTAATTATCAAGTAGATTACATGAAGTTTGCGTCTCTCGGCTTCAAGACAGAAGTAACATTGGAGAGAGGGATTCCAGAGATTGGCGAAATGGCAGCACTCGTGCAGCAGACTAATCGATGGAGAATTGATTAATGGCTTCGCAATTATTCAAAACTGCACGTGTACACTGGTTTGATCACAAGGATATGCTTGTTCAGCTCAATTCAGGCACAGCAGCAGATAAACTAATCACACATGCAGACATGTTACGTGTTGGTGGTCCTCGTGAATTTACTGATTGTGATTTTTGCGCTGCTCAAGAGTGGTACACACGTGTAACTGGAGTAAATCAGTTTGTTATGCATAAGTGTATTCAGCCAGATAAACTAACATATATGCAGTCACGGTGTTCCACTGTACTTGCACCAGAGTGGTGCCATATGAAGCGTAATTACAATATAGCACTGGGAACTGTGGCTGGATCTCCAGGTTCCCGTTGTTTATTTGTTTCAGCTGAGCCAGAGAAATTGATGCAACACGGGGCATCTGATGGCGCGATGATATGGCGTAAACGTATGAGCCCGTATCAGACTACTTTTTGTGATATGAGCACTTTTGCTCAGTACAATTTACATGACTTTGATTTCATTATACTTACTGTTAATGGGTTAACGCCAATAA